AGTTGGAATACAAAAATACGGGGTAACATTAGATAGAAACGATTTAAGTACGTTAGAATGGATAAATCACGCACAACAAGAAGCTATGGATTTTGTTCTTTATTTAGAGAAACTAAAACACGAACTCAAATGATAATCTACAACCCTAAGCAAAAGATTGACTACCGAAAGTTAAGGCGATGGAAGGTAAAAGTTAACATATCAAATAATTATTACAAGAATTTTGAAGAAGATTAGAAAATAATTAGTATATTTGTAAACGGTTTGGCTTCACACTATAAAACCGAAAGATGTTATTGAACCTCTTAATGAATTTGGACGTGAAGCCCCAAAGGATTTAAGGGGTTTTTTTATTTACTTAATTTTTTAAAACATGAAATTAACATTTACAATTGAATTTAATAGAGGTAACGAAGCCACTATTGTAATTTACGAAACGGAGCAAGTAGTAACTATTGATTTTGGGGAAGAAGAACATCAGTTTTCTTTTGAAGAGTTTGAAACATTAATTGATTTATTCCATAAGTTCAATCGAATTAAAACAATAAGATGACAGGTTGGATAAAAATACACCGCAAGTTTTTAGATTGGGAATGGTTTAATAAAAGCGAAGCCGTCCATTTGTTTATGTATTTAGTTTTAAAAGCTAATCATAAAGACGGACAATGGCAAGGAATTGATATTAAGAAAGGTCAATTTGTTACGTCTTTTGGTAAGATTTCAAGCGATACAGGAATTAGTTTGCAGACGATTAGAACACTTTTAAAAAAGTTTGAAAAAACAAATGAAATTAACATACAAACAACAAACAAGTTTACTATCGTAACTCTTTGTAAATATGAATGTTACCAACAAGAAAACGAACCAACTAACACGCAACTAACAAACGAACAACAAACAACTAACAATCAACTAACAACAAACAAGAATGATAAGAATGAAAAGAAGTTTATAGTACCAACTTTTAACGATGTTTTAGAATATTGTATGCAAAATAATTTAGACGTTGATGGAGTAAAATTTATTAACTTTTACGAATCAAAAGGTTGGATGGTTGGTAAAAACAAAATGAAAGATTGGAAAGCTGCTATTCGAACTTGGGTAAAACCTAAACAACAAGTTGAAATTTCACCTGAAGAACTTAAAGCAATTAAACTCGGATTTCTAAAACCTAAACAATGATAACACAAGAAGGCGATTGCCTGCAATATCTTTTAGATTACAAAGACGGCAAAATAAAAGACGGATTGAAAATTGATTGTCATTTAGATGAGTACATTAGATTTAAACCTAACCAACTAAACATAATTCTCGGACACGATAACGTTGGGAAAACTTATTGGATAAATTGGTACTTCTTAACACTTGCACTTAAACACGATTTAAAGTTTTGCATTTGGAGCGGTGAAAATAAAAAAGCTACAATATTACGTGACTTGCTTCAGATGTATTATGGAATAAGATTTAAGGATTTAACCTATCAACAAATAAATTCAGGAATAACAATACTTGAACAACAATTTAAATTTATAAGCAATAAGAATCTTTACAAGCCAAATGAGTTATTGAAGTTGTTTGAAGAAAGCGAATGCAATGTAGCATTAATTGACCCATTTACCGGGTTAGATAGGCAAATGGATTTTCAAAGCAATTACAATTTCTTAAATACTTGCCGTGATTTCTGCAATAAGTTTGGAGTTACGATATACATAAACACGCATCCAAATAGCGAAAGCGGTAGAAGTGGTAACGTTTATCAAGATGGCGAATATAAAGGACATTTGAAAGCACCATTGAAAGACCATATCGAAGGTGGTAAAGCATTCTCAAATCGTTGTGATGACTTATTTGTAATTCATAGGTTAGTAAAACACGAAACAATGAAATATGTAACGTGGGTAAATGTAGAGAAAGTTAAAGATATGGATACAGGTGGAAAACATACGGCATTGAATGACCCTATTATGTTTGATTTTAACTCGGGGTTAGGATTTAAAGTTAATGGAGTTGACCCATTACAAAACGTAAGACCTAAAATATCAAATGGTATTGCTAAACAACTACCTTTAATTGAACCCGATGTAGTTAACGGAAAAGAATTACTTTCGTTTAGCGAAAAGATGAAACAAAGTAAAGGTGATGTTCCGTTTTAACTATCCTAACTAACTTAACTAACTTAACTAAAAATATGAAACCTAAACAAAAAGCAATAGAATTAATTGATAAATACCAATTTATTTTAACTGAAAAGCATTTTGCTAAACAATGTGCTTTAATTGTAGTTGAAGAAATGATAAAAGAACCGAGAATGTTGGATTGTGAACAAGTAAAATATAGTGATGGTTCTTACGCTCGTTCGTATTATGAAATACCAAATAAATTTTGGAGTAAAGTAAAAGACGAAATAGAAAAATTATAAGGTCTAAAAAGTTAGACGGGATAAAACGGGATAAATTGCAAATTATAACAAGCAAAAACACGAATTATGGATGAATTAACTATTATAAAAGGCAAAGTGTTATTAGACACTACTTATTTAAAAATTAAAATTAGCCTTGAAGAAATCAAACAAAAACACGAACATAGAACTGATTTAATTAACTCAATGGAACGTAGTTTGGCAGACTTACAAGAAGTAAAGATTAGTTACGATGCTATGGAAAAGGAACTAAGAACAGCATTACAGCAAAATTTCAGACTTGAAAAGCTATTAATGGAGGAGAAGTTTAAAGTAAAGGATTTAGAAATGCAATTAAAAACTAAAAATTATGAAATATAGAATATTAAACTTATACGCTTGTTTAGGTGGCAATCGTTACAAATGGGACGAAGTTGCAGACAACTTAGAAATAACAGCTGTTGAACTTGACCCGGAAGCAGCACGTTTATATCAAGAGCGATTCCCGAATGACAAAGTAATAGTAGCTGATGCGCACCAATATTTGTTAGACCATTACAAAGAGTTTGATTTTATATGGAGTTCGCCACCTTGTCCGACTCATTCACGAGCGAGGTATTGGAGTAGTTCAAACTACGATACTACAACCGAAGCTGTTTACCCGGATTTAAAGTTATACGAAGAAATTTTGTTTTTGCATCATTATTATAAACACGGAAAATTTGTAGTTGAAAATGTAATTCCATATTATGAGCCTTTGATACACGCACAAAAACGTGGAAGGCATTTATATTGGACTAATTTTAATTTGCCAAATGATTTAACTTATAGAAAAGACCCAATGGCAAAAAGACCGAACGAAGAATTAAAAATGCTTTGTGATTTTCATAATTACGATTTTACAAAATATAAAGGAGAACAAAAAGTTATAAAAATGGCTCGTAATTTAGTAGACTATGAAGCAGGAAAGACAATACTTGAAACGGCTTTGAATATTTACAAAAAGACGAATATAAATCAAACATCACTATTTGATTATGAAGTGTAAAAACTGCAAAGAGAAGTTTGAACCTATCCGCTTCAATCAAAAGTTTTGTTTAGAACCTGAGTGCGTCCGTGTTTGGGTAGAATCCGAAAAGGCGAAAGTATGGAAAAAAACGAAAGCTAAAATGAAAAATGACTTAGAGACAGTTCAAGAACTAATTAAAGCTACTCAAATAATATTTAACAAGTACATTCGATTAAGAGATAAAGGACAAGTTTGTATAAGCTGCCAAAAGAAACCATTAAAAGAAAACGCAGGCCACTACTTCAACGCTAACAACCATTGGAATGTTCGGTTTAACGAGTTGAATGTTCATCTTCAATGTGAGCACTGCAACACCTATCTTTCAGGTAACCTAATTGAATATCAAAGAAACTTAATACATAAAATCGGAATTGAAAGTTATCACGAATTAGAAGCAGAAGCAAGGAAAACACGGAAGTTTACAAAGGAAGAGCTAAAAGAATTAATTAACATCTATAAAAAAAAGACAAAAGAATTGTAGTTATATTAAAAAATATAATTACTTTTGAACCAACAATTAAAATTTAAATTATGAATTATAAAGAATTAAATGGATGTTCAATTAGGGATGGCTTTAATAAGTTTAATAAAGAAAACCCACATATTTTTGAAGCATTTGAAGAACAAGCATTAAAAGCTATAAACAAGGGTAGAAAAAAAATAAGTTCAAAACTTATTATTAATTGGATAAGGTGGAATGAATTTTTAAGGAGTTCAGACCAAAACTTTAGAATAAACGATGCTTATCAGTCATATTATGCAAGGTATTTTGTAGAAAAATACCCACAATATTTTGATGTTTTTGAATTTAGAAAATTAAGAAACGAAGAAGAAGGAGCATATATGAATGTAGATGAAAACGGTCAAATATCTTTTTTTTAATATTTTTTTGTTTTTTAGTGTTATATTAAAAAGAATAGTTATATTTGTGAACGTTAAACATTTAATTTATTTATTATGAAAAAGTTATTAGAAATTCAGGCAGAATTAAAATGTCCAAAGGGAAGTTTAAACAAGTTCGGTAATTACAAGTATCGAAGTGCTGAACAAATCTTAGAATCCGTTAAACCATTGTTAGCAAAACACGGAGCAATATTGATTCTTAGTGATAGCATTGAACAAGTAGGTAACAAGCTATTTTTAAAAGCTACAGCAACGTTAAAATGCGAAGGTGGTATAGCTGAAGTGTTAGGATGGGCGGAACTTGGTGAACACAAAGGAATGTCATCTGAACAATGCACCGGCACGGCTTCAAGTTACGCTCGTAAATACGCATTGAATGGTTTGTTTTTAATTGATGAAACTGAAAGCGACCCCGATTCAAAAGACAATACTAAAAACACGAATAACCCCGATAGTATTTCAATTAAAAAAGAAATAGAAAAAGCAAAGAACCCGGAAAAAAACGAAAAGAAGCCAATATCTTCAGAGAATTTTAACAAAGCTATTATAGCCATCCAAAAAGGAACTTACACAATAGAAGAACTAAAAGGAAGATTTGAGTTAACTGAATTACAAACTAAAGCACTTTTATTAGTATGAGAATCCGTTGTTCCCAAATTGGTAAATTAATGACTTCCCCTAAAACAAAAGGGGAGGTCTTATCTAAAACCACAAAGACCTACATTCAGGAACTTGCAATAGAACATAAATACGGAATACGTAAGGAGTTTTGGAGCAGGTACACGGACAAAGGTAATGAAGTAGAAGACGAAGGGATTGAACTTGTTAACGATGTTCTTGATTTAGGATTCATCTATAAAAATGACGAGAATCTAATCAATGACTACTTAACAGGAACTCCCGACGTAAACACGAATGAAATTCTTTTGGACGTTAAATGCAGTTGGGATGCTACAACGTTCCCATTTTTTGAAACTGAATGCCCTAACAAAGATTACTACTATCAATTACAAGGTTACTTATGGTTATCAGGAAAAGACGAAGCGTTACTTTGTTACTGCCTTGTAAATACACCATTTCAAATTGTAGAAGATGAGGTAAGGCGCGAACATTGGAAGCAAGGGTTAATAGATGAAAGTTTGGATGTAAGAGATTTTGTCCAAAAGAAGCATAACTTTGACCACATCCCGAAAGAAAAGCGCGTAAAAGTGTTTAAAATAGCAAAAGACGAAAGCGTAATCGAACAAATTAAAGAACGAATAGAGTTAGCAAGAGAGTATTATAACAATTTAATTAATGAATTATGAATGAAGATGAAAAAAAATTATTGGAAGTTTTAAGGGTATTGGTAAAAGCAGAAAATGTAA